CAACCGATCCGTATAAAAGGGAAGAGTTGATGAAGGCGGTTGACTATTGTCGTAAACATAAAGCAACACTTGTCTTTGCAGACCTTGAGAGATTATGTCGTAAGATGTGGATGACACTAAGATTCTTAGATGAAGTTATAAAACAAAACAAGATAAACTTTATTGTCTGCAATGATCCAACTATCTCAGAAGATCCGATGCGACTTCAGATGAAAGCAATGTTTTCAGAATGGGAACGCCAAGAAATTTCTAGGCGAACTAAAGAAACACTTAGTGCCTATCAAGATCAGATTAAAAAGAAGGGATACTTCACTTCAAAAGAGGGCAAGAAAATTAAACGTCTTGGTGTGCATAGTAAGATGGACAAAGCCAGGCAAAAGTCAGGGGAGGTTGCGAGTGCAGAAGCGGATCGTTTTGCTAAAAGTATTTACTATTATTTGCACGATGCCTATACCCAATGTTCATCTCTTAATGAGATGAGTATATATCTTAATGATCGTAAAGTTCCCACACCCGCACAACTACGAAAGAATCCAAACAAAAATGCAAAGTGGTATCCTTCGAGTGTTAAGAATATGTTGAAGCGATTAAAGATAGGAGAGTATAATGATAACTAACTTTCCACATGGTAAAATCTGGGCAGAATATCTCTCCGATAAATATGCCAATATTGGATCTGAATCTGATGTATTATGTTCTGATAAATTTAATGCTGATGAAAAAAAAATACTTAAATATTTTACGCGACCAGCAAAATTTACCACTTGGTTATTCATAATGAATAGACACTATCAGAATATTTTAATTACGAGAAGGGATATAGAAAAGCATACGGGCAATTCTCAATCGACAGTTTTAAGATGTTGCAATGAATGTTGCCAAGCGGGATATTTAATTAATAAACGCAAGATGTCTGAGAATGTTACAACATATATTGTGTCAGATGTGATGGTAAATTTATGGGAAAAATATATTGATTATCGACTCGATCACATCCTAAAATTTGAAATGGATCTGTCGATTCGTTTACGCAGAACGGAACAAACAGTATTCAAAAAGAAGATAGGAAAATAATATGGTTATGCTACATTTTAGAATAGGAGGAAAGAATGATTAGTGAAAAATATTTACAAGCACTAATTCGAGCGGAGAAGAAATCAAAGTCTCAGCAAAACGATGAAGACTACTTAAAGTATCGCAAACATATGCGAACAGCGAGTCGGATAACTGTACCTTTGACTAACTTAAAAAATGTTAAAACCGCTCATGCCATGTTGCAACTATTAACGGATGAATTGGCAACTATTATCAACAGTAATTATAGTGTATTTGAAAAAGTATACTTAGCTGGATTTAGTGTTACTGCTTGCAGTCAACATTTAAAACAAGCTGCTGATCCCAAGCATGATGGCATACATTTTAAAGGCACACGCTAAATGCACAACATACTACATATAGTAGGTGCTTTAATTTTAACCTCTAGAATTTGTATAACCCTAGAAATTATGAAAGGACTACGCTCATGGCTAATTATAGACCGAACCCCTCACTAAACAATGAGATACAGACGTATAATATATATTCCGTTACGTCAGTAAAAAAATCTATATATAGTAAATCAACTGAATGGATATTCAGACTATTTAGATATGTAAAATCCTATATTACTTTTGCACAAAACACCAGAGCTTTTGAAATTTTATCAGACTGTTTTTGTGTAATTCTAATGTTTACTTTGTTTTATTTCTTATCGATTTTTCTATGTGCAATTGATGATCAATGTGCAGCTCTATATATGGGAGGTGTTTAATGTCAGCACCAAAGAATAAATTTAGCAAAGACGGGTTTGAATTAGGTGCTTCTAAGATACCCATAATTGTTTTAGGTCAGAATGATTTTGGATCTACAAGAGAAGATATAAGAAAAAATTTTGTAGAAATTAGAAACAATCCTGATGTGATCCAGCTTGAAAGTAAACAAAATCAAAATGCCAAGGATCGAGGGAACTATCTGGAGGATGGAATCGCTCATTGGGTATCGGATCAATTAGACAATCTTTGTGAAGAATCTTGTTCCGTTTCTTTTCATAAACCAACAGATGCATTTCGTTTACCCAAATATAAAATGGCAGCATCTTTGGATGGAGTATTGGAAGTGCATTGCGGATCAATTCAATATGAAGATCCGCAAACAGAGTTGACTTTTAATTTATCTGGCAAGGGTGTATGTGAAATTAAAACACAAGGTTATAACGATCATGTTACCTACGATCACATACTGCAACTGCAAGCTCAGATGTTAGTATCAGGATTCAAGTGGGGTGTTATCGGACACCTTGGTCCTCGTTTGAAAATGAAGATGTATGTATTTTTATCACTTGCAGACATTCAAAAAAAAATAATTGAACGAGTTGAAGACTTTTGGCGAAGAGTAGAGAAGGACACCCCTTATCCAATCATTGCTGAGTCAGAACAGAAAGTTTTTTCAGATTGGTCAAACGATGACAAAGGATTAACTAAACTTTGTAATGATTATGATCTTGCAAAAGATGAAATAGAAAAATGGACTGCTACAAAAAATGAGGTAGGCAACGCTATTAAATCTATACTCAAACAAGAGAACGCTCGTTATGTAAAGATTAGAGAAAAGCAAATTGCTTGTGAGCTTATTACTAGAAAAGCCACAGTTGAAAAAATTGTACCCGCCAAACCCGCAAGTCAATATGAAAAACTAACAGTAAAGGAAATTAGTAATGAATGAAAAAACAAAAATACCTCAGCCTAAAAGTCTGCGAGAAGCACTTAACCTATTTCAAAAACAAGGGATAGCTGCAAAGAAAAGTGAAAACAATCCTTTTCACAAAAGCAAGTACGCTTCTTTGCAAGAAGTTATTCAGGCGGTGAACGAAGCTGCTCAGTTTGGTTTGTCATTTACACAAAAGATAGATTACACAACAATTGCGAATGAACAGGGTACATTTACGGATATGTGGATTGAAACAATATTAAGTTTCAACGGGAGTGAAGAAAAGTTAGTCTCAAAATATCCAATCATTCCTCAAAAAAATATGTTTGATGATAGTCAGAAACTTGGATCAGCCATTACTTATGCAAAGAGATATGCTCTGCAATCCATTTATGGCATACCAAGTGAGGATGATGATGGTAATAAAAACTTTTATCAAAAAGGAACTCCTCACAAGACCGTCAGTAAACGAAACAACCATCCCATGAACTTTGATACCAAGGATGTAATGAATGCAATAGACAAGGCTAATAAACCGATCTATACACTAGTGCTTCCTGGTAATCAAAAAAAGAACCACTATTCACTATCTAATCTTGGTGAAACTTTAAATGATCTCATTATGCAGATAATGACAGATCCCGATACAGATAAAAACGACAAACTTAAAAAAATTAAAAAAGCATTTAGTGTGAATGACAAGATTATAAATGACTTGTCTACTGCTGAACCAAAAATACTCGAAGAAATAACCCACAAAGTAAAAAGGTTTGAACATGAATAATACACAATCTATTAGCGATAAAATCTTCTTGTATATTAAAGAATATATTGAGCGAGAAAAGTTTGCACCTTCGCAAGTGGAGATTAAAGAACAGTTCAACAGAACATTGTCATCAATACAGTATCAGCTTAAGAAACTTGAACAACAAAAAAAAATTGAACGAGTGAAAGGTAAGGGGAGATCGATAAGACTCCTTGATAATGACTGATAGAGATATCTGGACGGGAACATTCATGTGCAAAGTATGTGGTATTGAATATGTCAAAAGTATCTACACAACCGAAGATGGAATGGTTTGCAATTTTGGATGTTCTCGTAAAAAAAAATTAGGCGAGGGATCGCATGATCGTAGCAAGTGATTCTGCTCTAGACTTAGTTTGTTTATGCCACCTGGAATCAAGCATTTGATTTGCAGCTTCAGTATAATCTTCTTTCGCTAAGGCTTCCCACATCTTTTTGAATTTACTAACACCACCTTTACCCAACTGAAAGACCATTTCAACAATGACTTCTTTTGCTTTTGGTAACAAGGGTATTGATCCGATAAGATCTTCAGCTCCTTTGAGAGCTTCAACGAAATCTGATTCAAAACAATTTTCAAGCAGCTCAATGCTGTATTGTTCGTCATCATTCCAATTCTCATCAGACTTACAAAGATGACCATATCCTACAGTTCTTTTACCTAACGAATCTTTGTATACAAAATTTCTAAATCCCTCATGGGTTTTAATTCTGTCTTTTAGTTTTTCATACATTACTTATCCTTCAAATGATTAAAAAGAGTTTGCACTAAATCTGTTTTACGATATCTCCGATCTAATTCAATGCCATGCTTTCTACCTAATTTTTCTAATTGTGATTTTGTCATTAGTTGTAGATGAGTGATCCTTAATTTTTTCTTAGGTTTAACAAAAAGATTTTTAAAAAAACTAAACATACATCCTCCTATTTGGTATCCGTTTTCTTATATTTATCAAAACTCCGCAATCCAGAAATTCCAAGAAGTCCAAATAACAATGGCATCATTACAGACATATCAGCTTGGGGAATGATTATACCGAACCCCGC